ACAACTTCTACAGATAAAACAAAAAAAACTGAAGATGATTGGTTTAAAGGAAAACCACAAAATAAAAAAACAACTTCTACAGATAAAACAAAAAAAACTGAAGATGATTGGTTTAAAGGAAAACCACAAAATAAAAAAACAACTTCTACAGATAAAACAAAAAAAACTGAAGATGATTGGTTTAAAGGAAAACCACAAAATAGAATAGTTACAACTGATACAAAATCAGTATCTTCACAAAAAGCTGTTAGAAAAACTGGTTGTAGTGCTTTACAAAATAATAAAACTAACTGTGAAAATAGAAAAGATTGTATTTGGAGTCCTAAGGATAATAAAGGAAATGGAACTTGTGGTCCAGATGGAGTAGGAAGGGATAACAATAAAGCACCAAAAGCAACAAGAAAAAAATCAGCACCAAAAGCAACAAAAGCAACAAGAAAAAAATCAGCACCAAAAGCAACAAGAAAAACAAAAGAAGTACCAAAAAAAAACAGCAAGAAAGCAGCACCAAAAGCAACAAGAAAAAAAACAGCAAGAAAAGCAGCAAAAACAACAAGAAAATAATTAAATAAATTATATTATATTTTTTTTAAATGTATTTAAAATTAATATTATTTATTAATATTATGGATAAAAAAAATAATATGTCTTTTTCTATGTACGTTGATAACAATAGTAGTAGTGCATTATTACCAAGAAATCAGGATTTATGGGTAGATGATAATAAAGAAACTAATTGTTTTGGATGTAAAACATTTTTTAATATGTTTAGACGTAAGCATCATTGTCGTGGTTGTGGAAGAATATTTTGTAGTAATTGTAGTGATAAAATAATATTAACAGATGCGATTAATGATAATAATATAATTGATAAAGATAAATATATTAAAGAAAATTATAATACAAATTATAATATAAATTTGAGTATTCATAGAGCATGTTATAGTTGTTACAGAACTTTTATAAGTTTAAAAATATTAGCATCAAATGTTAAGATACTTGAATTATTACCAATAGATTTAAAAAATATATATAAGTTTAAAGCAGTTAGTAGAATATGGAGTAAAGCAAATATAATTTATTTATCAAGATTTCGTGAAATACAATATATATTACCATGTAAAAAATTAAAAAAAAATGAATTATTTATTTTAAATAATAATATACATTTATTAGGACAACATAATAAATTACTTACATTATATATTAAAAGTATAGATTGGGATAATACTGATGATAAAAAAATTAATTTATTTTTAAAAAGTATTGAAAAAGAAAAAATGTCTTGTTGGCAACTTATGTGTGGTAGATGTTGTCGTAAAGAATTTGATATAAGTAATATATTAGATATTTTATATAGTATTAAAAATAAAATAATTAGAGAATATTTTATAAAAAAAATAAATTTAGATGATAATGATATTGATAATTTTTTACCGATAATAATGAAATGTGTAAAAAATGATGAATGTGAATTATTAATTAATTATTTAATAGAAAGATGTAGTATTAATAATAGATTAAGAATAATCTTATTTACATATATTATAATATCATTAAAAACATATCCTGAATTAAATATATATAAAGTATTTATACAAAAATATAAAAATTATTTACTAAAAAATTTTGGAAAAGAAATTTATGAAAATATTTATGATACATTCAAATTCTTTCAAATGTTTAATGATATAAGTGTTAATAATACAAATCGTATTATTGATGAAATAAATATTTTTTTAAAAGAACGTAATGTAAAAGTACCACCATTATTTATAGATAAAATAAAAAAAGTAGAAAATAAAATAGAAATTAAAAATAGTTTTACAAAACCAATTATTTTCAAATGTAAATGCTTAGGTAATAATAATAAAATATATTATAAAAAGTTAATGTATAAAAATGAAGATAATAGAATAGATGCTATAATAATGAGAATAATTAAATTTATGAATAAAGATTTAATTAATAATGGATTGGAATATCCTATTATTACATATGATATTATTCCAATTTCATTAAATAGTGGAATTATAGAAATAGTTGATAATTGTGAATCAATATACGATATTAGAAAAACTAAATGTACATTATTAAATCATATATTAGAAAAAAATTTAAATGATACTATTGAAAATATTAGAAATAATTTTATGAAATCAACTTCCATATATTGTGTTATAAGTTACCTTCTTGGTATTGGAGATAGACATCTTGATAATATTATGGTAACAAATACTGGTTGTTTATTTCACATTGATTTTACTTTTTCCTTGGGACAGGATGTCAAAATATGGGCCCCTCAAATAAGACTTACATATGATATGGTTGATTCTATAGGTGGTGAAAATTCAAAAAATTTTGAAAGATTTAAAGAACATTGTAATAATAGTTTTAAAATATTAAAAAATCATCATAATTTAATAATGATATTATTATATGCACTTATAGAAGATGAAAATATTTATAATATGGATATGATTGAAAAATTAATATTAAAAAGATTTGTCCCTAATGAACTTGAAAGACTTGCTGAAATTCAATTAGTGACAACATTAGAAAATTCTAAAGACCAATACCAAGTTATAGATTTTTTACATTACCATTCAAAAGAAAAAACTATTTCCAATACTGTTTATAATCTTTTAGATAATACTATGAGTATACCTAATTATTTTAAAAGTTTTTTTAAATAAATTAAAATATCAAAAACAATAACAAAGATTTAATTAATAAAGATAATAAACTATTATATTCAGTTCCTTATCAACATTTTACTAATGTAATAGAAAATTTTTTTAGTTTCTTAAAAGTAAGTTAAGAAAAGAAAAAGATGTAGGTTTGATAAAATTAAAAAATAATATAAGAAAAATAATAAATTCTATTCCAGAAGAAACTTACAAAAATTTATTCAAGGGTAGTTATAATAAATCAAAAAAATATGTTCCAAAAAAGAGTAGAAAAAAAACTTTAAAAATTTATAAATAGAACGGCGTTTTAAATGTTAAAAGGTTTAAAACTCTAATATTTTATTCCTTATTAAATTTACATAAGGATTATTATATTGTCTCAAATAATTTAAAAATATAAATCATAATTTTAATTTAAATAAGTATTACTACTTTTTGATGTAGCTTTAAGTCTTCTAAGTAAGTATTTAACTGTTGTTTTATATGCATCTTCTGGATCTTCTTGATTTAAAAATTTATAAAAATTAAATCTGTATTTTATAAAGAACCATAATGCACATAATATTAATGTTAATGTCATATTACCATCAGTTGAAGAATAAGCAATACAAAATACTCCAATCATTTGTACTAATGGATTACGATAAAATTGTATTTCATTAAGATTATAATCTATTCCTGTGTCCATAATTGTTATTGCTATTGTAAGTAAAGCAGAAATAAAATTACATATTTGAAGTAAATTTAATTTTGAACCACCCGTTTGTTCTCCTAATATTTTCATTAATGATACATGCTTTAATAAAGAAAAACTCATAATTATTATATTATATATAAATATTTTTTTTTTAGTTAATATAATAATTTCTTTTAATCTCTGTAAGTATATTTTTTATATAATTTTTATCAATAAATTTATTAAAATTGTTTTCTAGTATTTTTTGAATTATTTCTATATCTTCAATTTTAGTAAATTCTTTATTATAAAATAAATTATGTTTTATGAAATTATATATATCATCAAACTTATAAAAATCAATATCATTATTATTTCTTAATCTTTCCAGAATACTATTATAATGATTAGTTAAATTATTTTGTTTTATTAAAAAATCTATTTTAGTATATAATAAACTCTTTATATTTTTTTCTAATTTATCAGATATATTTTTTTCTAATTTATCAGATATCATTTTTATATTTAATATAAAATAAATCAATTTTATATCTTTAAATAATTTATTAAATATTTTATTCTATGTATTTATCACGAAAGTAATCACGAATAATTCTACTAAAACTTCCATATTTATCATCATTATTATTTATCCTAAAAGAGTTTATATTATTATTATTATTTGTTTTTATTATATTATCAGTTATAATTTCTGATATAAAACTATTTCTTCGTGGTCTTTTTCTTTTTTTGTAATTACATATAAAATTATTAACAAATAATTTCAAACACTGCTTTTTGTATATTTTTATTAAATTTACTATATTTAATTGAGATATTTTATATTCCTTTTCTAAACTATTATAATAATTATATTTTTTTATTTTTGTAAAATAAATATTTAGTTTTGACATTTACTTTTATTATAATAAAAAATCAATTTTAAATTTTTAAATATAATATTTAATTAATTGTAATTCTACAACAAGGACAAGTTGGATTTCTTAACACCCATTCCTTTATACAATCACTGTGAAATTTATGCTTACAAGACACCATTTTAATTTTTTCACCATCTTCAAATTCGGACATACAAATACTACAACTTTCATTATCTCCTTTATTTTCTTTATTATAAGTAATTTCTTCTAATTTTTTTAATAAAATTTCATTTTCATTTTTAACTTTATATTTTTCATCTACGTATTGTTGTGTTGAAAAATCATCATTATTATGAACCCAATTTACATCAATATTAATATCATATGCATAAGTTTCACAATAGTTATTAATCCACATTATTTCATTATCCCTTAACTGGGAAATATGATATAAATATTTTATATCTAAATTTAATTTATTCTTAATATTATCTAAATGTTTTACAAAATCTATATATCTTGTTTCATATATAAAATGTTCAGGAAAATAATAATTTGTTGGACTGTAAAATGTATTATTATTTGTTCTTACGCAATGTAATTCAGTATCTTGATAATTATATACTAATTGGTTAGGACTAAATTGAGAAGGAGGTAACGCTACTGAATAAAATGGTGCAACTATTGCTGTTGGTAAAGTTTCTGTAATTATATTATTTTGTATTTCATATTTTAATATTACTCTAATTGATTGTTCCTTTCCATAGTAAAGGTTTATAAAAATATTATATCGATTAGCAATATATTTAATACAATCTATATGTCCTTGTTTTGGTTTCTTAAAACCAAATGAATTTAATTGTAATATTCTTTGTTGTGTTGTTAATTTTTCATTATTTTCTATATTAAATATAGAATTATTATCTAATGAATAATATTTATTATTATTATTTTCATATTCCATAATTTTATTAATTAAATCTACCTTTTTAATCTTATTATACTTAATTTTATATTCCTTAGCAATTCCAATTAAATAATATTTTTCACATGATTTAGGCTTACTTAGTCCTAAATTATTCAAATCATTAATTCTTTGTTGTTTTTCTATTTCCATACTAAATTAATTAGAAACTATAAATCAATTTTATATGGATTTTTTTTATATCCTATATCTTAAATTTACATTTAAAATAAATATTAAAAATAAATATTAAAAATAAATATTAAAAATAAATATTAAATATAAATGGATATGAATGATTTATAATTACTAATAGTAATAAATCAATTGAATTAATATCTTATATTGTTAATCTAAGTAATGATATACTTAATATGAAAAATGTTTGTAAACAACTTGAAATATGGAAAGATAATGGAATAGAATTATCTGAGGGTATTAAATCTATTAATGCACAAATAGATGAAATAACAAATAAAATGAAAACCTCATTAGAACAAATGAAAGTAAATATAATAGAGTTAAAAAATAGATGACAAAATAAATAATCAAAATAAAATAAATATACTAATTGAAGATTTTACAGTTAGTGATAATTTTTTATTAGATTGGGAAAAATTATTTCAAATATATAATAATTTATACAGTAATTTAGCGGAAGATGTATTTATTCTAAATAATGCTATTATAAGTATTCAACAGTATAATCAATTAGGTATTAAATTAGATACTGCTCTTACCACTATACAAGAACAAGTAAATAATATAAATATATCTGATGAATTAGGAAATATTATTTTATCAATAAAGGAAGAATCTAACAAAATTGAAATTGATAGTTTTATTGAAAAAAAATAGAAACAACATAAGCCACTTTAATTACCAGTTTTCAAACAGATTTATCTATTAAAACTTTCTATAAAGAACAATATGCTGGATTTAAGAAATCTCTATTATTGATTTTGATGTGAAATCAGTTCAAGAATTTAAATCTAAAAATGAATATGAAATTATAACAGCTAATACACAAATTAATAATTTTAATGATTTTAATGAAATATTCTATTGTGATTGTAAAAATGTTTTAATACTTTACATTCTTAAATTATTTTTTCACAGAATTAATCGTACAGAATAAATTAAATATTATGCATAATATTTAATATGCATATTAAATATTGTATAGAATATAAATTTAATAATAAAAATCACTATTATTATCCAGATATTTATACTATAGATGAAAATAAAATTATTGAAGTAAAATCAACTTGGACTATGAAAACACAATATGATAAAAATATAGCAAAAAAAAATGGATGTTTGGAATTAGGGTTTGAATTTGAATTTTGGATATATGATGATAAAAAAAATAAAACTATTTTATAAATCATCTTCTTTATAATTTGAGCTATATGGATTTTTAGGGCATTTTAATCCATTTTTTTCTAAATGTTCCCACATATTATTATATGGAAAATTATTAATATTTGTCTTTGATAGTACCCATGATTTACAAAGTTCGCCCATAATTTGGACGTGAGACCAGCCACTAATCCCTTCAAAAGCATATAAAACAACTTGTTGTTTGGTAAAATAATGATATATTTTTGTTAACTGATTTATAAAAAATAATTCTCCAAATAATAAACTAATATTATCAGTTGTTTCAATAATTTTAATATTTTTTAATTCAATATTAAATTCATTCAAAAATGTGCTATTAATTAAAATGATAGAATATATAATTTGTTTTTCACAAGGTCCTCCTTGAAAGATATTAATATCTTTATATAAATTTTTATCAATTTTATAATGATTAATATAATTATCAAAATTATTCGATTGTTTTATTGGTAAAGTTAAAATAACACCTAGATAATGAGTAGTATCTTCTGTAATTAAAATAATTGATTGTGTCCAGTAATAAATATTTTGAACTAATTCAATATTATTTTTATTTTGTTGAATAATTTTATTATTATAATCACTGCTTTCTTTTGACGAGATTAAAAGCATTCCAGTCTGGAGCTTTCCAACTAGGTCTTTTGTATATTCTCTAAAAAGTTCATTTCTACTTTTTGCTTTATATTTATAGCGAGTTTTACAAATACTACAAACTTCATCAATATTTTTTTGATAATGTGGATGTGAGCTTTGGTTTAGTATATAATTAATTTGAGATTCTTCTAAACATTTAAGATGTGCATATTTTTGAGTGCCTTTGCATTTACAAGGAATAATTAAATTTTCAATTGTATCGTCTTCTAGACATATTCTGCATAAAAGTTTTTCATCAATTTCATTATTATTAATAATTTTTTTATCAAATTCTGATAGACGTTTTAAAAATAATTCATTAAATAATTTTATATTTTTATTAATTTCTAAAGATTTACTTGAGTATTCAATTCTTTTCTCAACAGAACAATTTAAAGAACCAATTCCACTAGATTGTTCATAGACAAAACTATAAAATGAAATTAATAAATTTCTTATATTATAAGTAGCATTAAAACTTTCTTGGTGATAACTACTACTATTAGTACAAATTTTTTGTTCAATTTCAAAACGCCCACTTGGTGTGTAGCATAAAAAATCAGAAGCAGAGTAGGGATATTTATCAGAAATTTTTAATTTACCATATAAATAAAGATTATTATAAGGATAATCGTAAAATTTCATTAAAAAATAAATATCGTAAATTCCATTTTCTGAAATAGAAATGATTACATTTTCAATTGGATTTCTTTGAATATCTAAAATTTCCTTAAGAATTCTTTTTTGATTAGACATATTATAAAAATACTAAGTAAGTTTTATATTATAAAATTTTACATTATAAAAGTAAAAAAATAATTATAAAAGATAAAATTTAATTAAAAGAAACCACCAACATTTTCACGTTCTTCATCACTTCTGCATAAATGTAATATTCCTAAAAATATTACAGTTGTTATTAATGCAGTTTCTATATCCTGAGTTGCAGTATATGAGATTGCAGCAAGTGCTACAAATCGCATTACTGGATTTTTAAAAAGGTTATCTATATTTTTAGGAATTTGTATAACACCCATACTTCCTAAACTACCTTGAAAAATAGTAACTAATGAAATCATAGTTGTTCCTCTTAATACTTTATCAAAAACAGATGGAAGTAAATCTTTTGGATAGGGAAAAAAACTCAAATTATCTGAACCCATAATTTATAATATATATATATATATTTTTTTTTTTTATTTTTAGAAATATCCACCAACTTTTTCACGTTCTTCATCACTTCTTAATAAATGTAATATTCCTAAAAACGCGACTGATGTAATTAATGCAGTTTCTATATCTTGAGTTGCAGT